GAACAGCACTAAGAATTTTACTATAGGAAGTTTGTTATCCCTCCCTGGATCAACAGCATATGTGCCTTATACTGGTGCCTTATACAATGTTAATTTAGGGGGTAATGACATTACTGCATTAGGATTCATAGTACCCGGTGGGCTAGGTACTGATTTCTTAAAAGCTGATGGGTCACTTGATAATACTGTTTATCTTGATGCCGCAACTGCCGCAGCAACTTATGTACCATACACTGGAGCAACTGGTAATGTTGACTTGGGATTATTGAAACTTACATCTAATAGTTTAGAGATAACTACAGATGATGTTATAATGCAAGGGATCCAATGTTTCTCTGGTGATTTCTTCGCAATAGGTAGTAATGGATGGTTAGCATCAGGATTCTTAGTTGACTTTGTCAATAACAGATACTATCTTGGTGATTGGGGCAGTGCAGTGAATGGCACATATATCCATGTTGATGACTTAAATCAAGAGATAGAGCTGAGTCAAGCCCTAAAAACAAATGGGAGTGTTGGTTTAATAGGGGACATTCTTGTAAGTCAAGGAGCAGGGCTTCCGGCAAAATGGCTTACTCCTACATATTTAGATGCATCTTATGGATCATTTTACGATACAACAGTTCAGACTACATTAGGTTCAGCACAAGAAGTAATGAAATTTAATACTGCTGATTTCCTAAGTGGTATAACAATATCAAATGATACTTTTGGCAATCCTACAAAAATAAATTTTGGAGCTACTGGTAAGTATAATGTTCAATTCTCTGCACAGCTTGAAAAGACAGGAGGCACAGCGGCAACTGTTTATATTTATCTAGTAAAAAATGGAACTATTGTTCCAAATTCAAATACAGCAATAACACTTGCAAATAATAATCATCTTGTAGTAGCTGCTTGGAATTTCTTTGTAGATATTTCAGCACTACCTTCTTATTGTCAAATAGGTTGGTACTCTACTAGCGCAGATGTACAATTACACTATGACGTGTCTCCTGTAGTTGGATTGACATCAATTCCATCTGTTATATTGACGGTTAATAAAGTAGGGTAATGGATGTAAGGAAGATATCGATAGGTGCTGATTATAAGAACGCAATGCATTATGTTGTCGGGCAGAAAGTCTTAGGCGACACTAATGAGATTCATCTTATAAGAAGAGACCAATCTGGCGCTATCCGAATCTACATAGTAAATAAGAAGCAGGAAATAGTCCTGTGGAAAGAGTTTAATGATACAATTCCAATTTCAATCGAATTTAATATAGATTTTTAATGAAATCACCGACTCAATTTATAGTAAAGCCTGTAAATGGGAGTCGATATAACAACACAAAAAGCATAGCCGGTGTTGAGTTCATTGTAAACACCTCTGAGGAGGAATCAAAGTTCTCAAATCGTTATGCTGAGGTTATAGAGACACCTATAGATTACAGAGGTCCAATAAGACCAGGTGACACCTTAATCGTCCACCATAATGTCTTTAAGTTCTATAATGACATTAAGGGTAGACGCAAAAGCGGTAAGAGCTTTTTCAAGGAGGACCTATTCTTTATTGATGAAGAGCAGTTTTTTTTATATAAAAGTGATGGCAAGTGGCAAGCATATGATAGGTATTGTTTCGTAAAGCCTATCCCTGCTGAGAAGAGTTATATAGTAAAGCCGTTCACACTTGAGCCTTTGATGGGTACAATGAAATACCCTAACGAATATTTAAAAAGTAAAGGTGTCAACGAAGGAGATACCGTGTGCTTTGCCCCTAACGGTGAGTACGAATTTGAAATTGATGGTGAAAAGCTATATAGGATGTATGACCATTTTGTGACAATGAAACTTAATCCGGTATGAGCAACAGAGAGCTAAAGCTTAAAATAATAAACTCTGGATACAAAGCCATAGAGGAATTGATAAAGGTTGCAGAGGAGAGTATTGTCACCCACGAAGAGGGCGATATATCAGCAGATAAGTTAAAGAATGCAGCAGCATCTAAGAAGTTGGCAATATTTGACGCATTTGAAATACTCAGCAGAATAGAATCCGAGAAAGAATCTCTTGATTATATAGAGAGAGGTATTAGTAAAGTAGACTCAAAACAAGGCTTTGCAGAAAGACGATCAAAATAGACTTTATTATGTCGTGAAGGATTTAATCCCTTCAAATGCGATTGGTAATAAAAATAGAGTTCGCTCTTGGCTGTATGGTTACAATGAGCAGTATGACGTTGTCGTCATCTCAAAGAATGGTCAGATAGGCGAGGTTATAAATATCTCAGGGGTAAATATAGCCCTTCCTCCTGCACCAGAGAACTGCCACAAAAGAAGCGACTCAAAAGCAGAGCAATATTGGGAGCGTGTCCCGGTACCTAAAGAACTCGAGAAGATAAACTCAATCTTCCAATGGAATGAAAAACCAAACGAGTTCAAAAATAAATGGGTTGACTATATAGAGGACGAGTTCGATTATCGTGAGCAAGGCTATTGGTTCATGAATAATGGTACCCCTTGCTATATCACAGGGTCTCATTATATGTACCTACAATGGTCAAGTATTGACGTAGGATACCCAGACTTCCGTGAAGCGAATAGAATCTTCTTTTTATTTTGGGAGGCCTGTAAAGCGGACCCAAGATGCTTCGGGATGATATACCTCAAGATAAGACGCTCAGGTTTCTCATTCATGTCATCCTCCGAGTGCGTAAATCTCGCAACACTAGCAAAGGACGCTCGCTTAGGTATCTTGTCAAAGACAGGTGCCGATGCCAAGAAGATGTTTACCGACAAGGTGGTCCCAATCAACAACAAGCTGCCGTTCTTCTTCAAGCCAATAATGGATGGTATGGACAAGCCAAAGGTAGAGTTGGCGTTCCGTGTGCCGGCATCGAAGATTACCAAGAAGAATATGCACGAGGTCAATAACAATGACATAGTCGGATTGGATACAACTATTGACTGGAAGAATACTGAGGAGAACTCTTATGACGGTGAGAAGCTATTATTCCTAGCTCATGACGAAAGCGGAAAATGGGTCAAGCCAAATAATATTCTGAATAACTGGCGTGTAACAAAAACGTGTTTGCGTTTGGGTAGCAAAATTATAGGTAAGTGTATGATGGGGTCTACCTCAAATGCCTTGAACAAGGGTGGTGATAATTTCAAGTCCTTATACTATGACTCAAATGTAGAGAATAGGAATGCAAATGGCCAGACAAAGAGCGGGCTATACGCCTTGTTTATTCCGATGGAGTGGAATATGGAGGGCTTTATTGACAAGTACGGTATGCCTGTATTTAGAAAGCCTGAGAAGCCAATAGAGGGAGTAGATGGTGGCAAGATATCAAATGGAGCGATTGACTACTGGGAGAATGAGGCAGCGTCATTAAAGAATGATGCCGATGCACTGAACGAGTTCTATCGTCAGTTCCCAAGGTCAGAGTCCCATGCATTTAGAGATGAGAGTAAGCAGGCGATATTTAACCTGACTAAGATATATCAGCAAATTGATTACAATGACTCGTTAATCAAGGAGCAGTATTTAACAAGAGGGTCGTTCTCATGGAAAGACGGAATTAAAGACACAAAGGTTTTATGGACTCCAAATAAACATGGAAGATTTTTAATTAGCTGGTTCCCTCCTGCGCATTATGCGAACAATGTGCATACAAGGAATGGAATGAAATATCCAGGTAATGAGCATTTAGGGTCGTTTGGATGTGACCCATATGACATCTCAGCGGTTGTTGGAGGAAGAGGGTCAAGTGGATCGCTGCATGGGATGACAAAGTTCCACATGGATGACGCTCCGGTGAATGAGTTCTTTTTGGAATATATAGCAAGACCACAAACAGCAGAGATATTTTTTGAAGAGATACTTATGGCTTGCGTTTACTACGGAATGCCAATACTTATAGAGAATAATAAACCAAGGTTATTGTACCATTTTAAAAATAGAGGATACAGAGGATTTTGTATGAACAGACCAGATAAGCAGTTGAACAAGCTGACAAAAACAGAGCGAGAGCTAGGAGGTATACCTAACTCATCTGAGGATGTCAAGCAGTCTCATGCCTCTGCAATCGAGTCATACATCGAGAAGTTTATAGGATTTGATTATACCGGTGCATATAGAGAACCTGATGTAATTGGCAATATGCCATTTACAAGAACACTTGAGGATTGGGCAAAGTTTGATATAAATGACAGGACTAAATTTGACGCTGCAATCAGCTCAGGATTAGCAATTATGGCAAATCAGAAGCACCTTTATATGCCAGAAAAGAAAGAATCAAAAATAATTATTAACTTTGCCAGATATACAAACGATGGGTTAACA